CCTAAAAAAACATTTTCTTAATTAAATATATAGAATTAAGAAAATGGGTACCCCATCAAAAGCATCTCCTCCCCCGATTATTGTGACCAGCAATTTTAAAGGTGGATATGCGTCTACAGATACTATTAGTAAAGAAAATATTTTACATGAACAAACGAACTTACCAACGATCTTCGAAAAGAAGCAATTAGCACTAAACTATCTTAAAAAACACAAAAATCTATACCTTTTTTCAGAAGATCTAAATGAAAAAGGAGTAAAAAGATTTATAGTGACAACATACGAAAAAATATACGAGGTTTCAAAAAAGAAAATATTTCATTTATACGAAAACATAGAAGACAGGCAATTGGTTAAACTTCATTTAGATATTGACGTAAAAGAAAATAAAATGTGCAAAATGATAAATAGAGACAATTATTTAGACCAATTGATAGTGGTCGCAACATCATTAGTAAATAACGAGTTGGAATTATATGGTATCGATGATCCTAAATATACAGTTCAAACTGCAAACAGAGAAGACAAATTGTCGGCTCATATTATTTATCCAAAAGTTCATTTCAAAACTATACACCATATGAAACATTTTATGATTAAACTTAAGTCTCCTTTAATTGATAAAAAGATATTAGATTTGGCTATTTACAGAGTCGGGTGTTTTAGATTATTATTTAATTCAAAATACGGAAAAAATAATATATTAATTCCACATGAAAAAACACGCAACAACAAAAAGTTATTTATGGATAGTTTGATCACAAATATATTACCAAAATCTACTTTAGTAAAAATAAAACTACCATCTAACAAGATTGTATGTAAATCTAAAACTAAAAAAAGTTCATTGAAAAATCATACATCTAAAGAAGACGTCCCTTTAAAAAAATTAGAGAAACTGGTATCTTTATTAAACAAGGAAAGGGTTGATGATTACAAGATTTGGATAGATGTAGGTATGAGTTTGTACAATTGCAATTCAGATTCATTCAATATATGGCGTAAATGGAGCAAACAAAGCTCAAAATTTGATCGTAACACTTGTATTTACAAATGGAATACTTTCGCTAAATCAAATAAAACTATTGGTACTTTAAAATATTTGGCAAAACAAGATAGTCCAGATGAATATGGCGATATGGATTGTACATTAGAAAAAGTTAAATATGATACTATTAAATTCAATAGGCCCTATTTGTTGGAAATGACAAAAGACAAAAAAATAAAAACAGTGAAAAATTTGATTGGTTGTGAAAAAATATATATGGAGAAAATAAAAGACAGAAAATCAGTAGTTACTAAAACGATTGATAATTGGATGAAAAAGGGTAAAGTGTTATGTATTGAGTCACCATATGATTCTGGTAAAACAACTGTAGGTAAACAAATAATAAAAGAATACAAACCAAAAAAAATTCTATTTATATCATATCGCCAAACACTTTCCTATGATGTTCACGGTAAATTCAAAGAATTTGGAATAACAAATTATATGTATAATATTTTTGATAATAAGAGAGTTGTTTGTCAAATAGAATCATTGGAAAAATTAATAGTCGAGTTAGAATACGGAAAATTCGGTTTCCATTCATATGATTTGGTTGTTTTCGACGAGATAGAAGGTATATTATCACATTTCAAATCAAAAACTATTAAAAATAAAGAAAATAGTTTTAGAATGATAAAGGATATAATCGATAAAGCAAAAAAAGTATTATTTATGGATGGTGATTTTGGGGATCGTGCTTATTCTTTTGCGGAGGGATATGATCCAGTTATTCTGGAAAACACAGTCAAAAAAGATCAAAAAGAGTTTTGTTTTGTGAGGAATAAAGAAAAAATAGATGTAGAGATAGAAAATGATTTAGAACAAGGAAAAAATATAGTTTTGGCATCAATGAGTCAAGATATAGCGAATCAATATTATGAAAAATATAAGGATAAATATAAGTCTATTATACATTGTTCATTATCTGATGATCAAAACAAAATTAAATTATATAATGTAAATAAAGAATGGTCCAAATATCAACTAGTTATTTATAGTCCAAGTGTTGAATCTGGTGTTGATTTTAATACTGAACATTTTGATAAAATATATGGTTTTTTATGTAATAATAGTTGTACACCTAGAGGTTTTATGCAAATGTGTTTCAGAGTAAGAAAACCAAAATGTAATATAATTAAAATATATACAAATAATGTTTTTATAAAAGAACATGCTAATTTTTTTACATATGAAGATATGTATGATTTTGTCGATGACATTTATGTTAATTATTTGACACAACGTGATGATATGGAATTATACAAAAAAATAATTGCACACAACGAATGTGAAAACATGAATTCAATTCATAATTTTTTTCCTTCTTTATTGCAATTAATAAAAAAAAAGGGTCACGTGTATAAAGTGTACGAGGAAGAAGATAACAAAAAAATAAAAAATAAAGTGTTAACTAAAAACAGAATAAATGAGTTGTTAGAAGCAGATGATATAAATGATATGGAATACACACAACTTTTATTGAAACAAAAATTAAGTAAAACTACTAGATTGGATAAAACTAAAATAGAGAAACATTCTTATAAAAAAATCTGGAAAGTTGATAAAGTGGACAAAGATTTTTTAGATAAATTTTATGGAAAAAACAATATGATACACAATTTACGGTTTTTGGTAAATGAAAATAATGAAGTTGATAACGAGTTTTTGAATTATGATAAAGCTAAAAAAATAAAAAAGAAAAAAATAGTTAAATCTTTAATAAACGACATTGGTTTCGACGATATTTATGACAAGAAGACTATATATAGAGACGATTTTATAGCAAAAATAGATAATATTAAAAATAACAATGAGTTGTTCAAAAATCCAAAAAAGAATCAAACATTATTTGGTTTTTATAAAGGTAAACTGAATAATATTGATACACCAAAACAATTTTTAGGTTTAGTTAATGGTATATTTAAAAATTATGGATTTTGCCTAAAAAAATATCAAAAAAGAATACAATTAGATAATGTAAAACAATTCAATATGGTTTACAAATTAAAAAATAATAAACAAATTGATAAATATATTTAATTTTAAAAACTCACCCTATCTTTTTAATGTTTTTTATATAATAATGAAAAGATGGGGTGAGTTTTTCGAGAAAAAGACATATGTATCCAAATATGATTTTAGTCGATTTCATAAAAATGGCTCATTTTATGCACAAAAATGAAAAAAATCATATTTGGATACATATGTCTTTTTTGAAATTGACAATTCGAAAAATGTATTACATGTGATGAATTGAAAAATCTCAATAATAGATGAAAAAATAACAAAAAAAAAATCTATTATTGTATTTCGAAAAACAACACCATGGTGTAAATTACTATTTTTAAAAAATATCAATAAGTGTCGTATGCTGTAAATTAGGTTTTTTTTATTTTTTTGTAGTTTTGTAGTTAAAAATATGTAAATTAAGAAATTAGTAATATAATTTATTTGATTTTATATTAAAGATATTGTCGGAAGCAACAATATTTTTATCTTTTACAGCAATTTCTCCTCTAATCCCAGCCTCTTGATATTTTGTTCCATTTTTAGATTTTTGAGTTTGAGTTTTTTTCCGGTTGTGTTTTTTTGGTGGCATTTTTGAATATATTAATATGACAATATTACTTTATGTGATTAGTGAATATTCAGAAGAATTATGCAAAGAAAAATTAAAAATACTCAAATCGGTTAGACTTTTGGATAATAAAATAAGAGAACTTTTGATGGCACATTAATACTTTTTTGGATCACCAAATCGTCTTAAAAAACGACTAATAATAAAAAATGTCATTGGAATCAAGATAACATAGTGTAAATTACTATTTTTAAGAAAAATATGCTGAAAATATTGAATTAAAATTATCAAAACAAAAACAAACCCATATATAAAATAGAAATAAATCTTGTTTGATAGTTACGGATATGGACGTTTGTAAAAATCTCGATTCCATAATAAGCAAAAAACTAACTGAAGAATTTGATCATATCGACGAACGATACAATGGTTTCAAGAATGGATTAAAAATAGATTTCAGGAACTTTGTATTGGAAAGTTTTCTGAAAAAGGAAAACAGCTCATATTTCACCGAAAATTACGGAAAAATTAATATCAAAGATATATATAGAGATAGGGACCATTTTTTCATGAGAAGATTGTGTCGTGGAGATAAAAAAACCGTTGATGATGTAAAAAAAATCTTAAAAATATTTACGGACACAAATCCCTCCAAATATTTTATAGATATCAGGGGGGTAGACTATACATCATCACCTACAAAAGCGTGCTTTTTTGTATTTATTATATCGAATTATGGAGATATAATACACCTTGAGAATGATAATCACAAAATCGTTAGTGATATTATAAAAGGGAAATTTCCATTGACCGATATACAAATTAATTATATTCAGAGCGAACCTATTAAATGTGTAAAATTAGAAAGATATGAGGACTCACGTAACGAAATATTTACAAATTGGCACTGCGAAAAGTCTGTAATTAAACTATATTTGGAAGGAATATCGAAATCAATAAATTTGTTATCTTCAGAATTGATTACCAATTTATTAAAAAAAGAACAAATGATTAAAAATAATAATGCAATTATTTTGTTAAAAGAAGAAAATGATATTTTGAGGAAACAATTAAATAAACACATAACTAAAAAAACAAATTGATTAATGTATATTTTGAAACTAACGAACATATATACAAAAATAATGATTTTAAAGGAATTTTTATTGTAAAATACATGATATAAAAAGTATATCAGACAAGCAACTCAAAAAAAGAACATTATATGGACAATAAAAAATACGTTGTTCCAGAAGATGAAATAAATTTAATGATTTTAAAGGAATTTTTATTGTAAAATACATAATATAAAAACAAAAAGATTCACGATAAAATTATTTAATTAATTACAACATATATAAAAAACTTTCTCATTAAATGAGTATAATGGAGTTATCAACCAAAGAAAAGGTTAAAATGCTTGGATTTGATAATCTTTCAAAGAACGATGCATATAAAATGTATATAAATAACGAATACGATAAAATGTTTAATAATACTTCAGTTAGAATAAAAGAGCCGAAACTTAAAAAGAAGTTAAATAAGGATACCGAAAAATATAAAGTTGTTTTGCGGTATATTAATAAAATGTTAAAAGAAATGGACAAAGAAGAGGTTGACGATATATGTATGTTTAAGAATATTGATAGGCGAGAACTTGTTAAGATTGATGGAAACAAGGTTGTTGATGATAGTTTGAATGATATACTTGGTGTTTTTAATAAGAAAGACATAGATTATTACAGAAGAAATAAAAAAAAACATTATTTTTTCAGTTTGTTGAAATTTATTGTTAAAATAATAGGATACAGGTTTGTTAATAAGGAAAAAAGTAACTCCAAAGAAGGAAAATGGATGGAATATTCCATAATTTGAAGATGCGTTTTACGATTTAGTCCATAAATAGTATAAAATATCTAATGTTATTATAAATATAATTAGATATGTGTGATATTTCATATTTGAAACTGAGATTAAAAAATGAACTCGAGAAAGTCGACTATGATTACAAGAAATTATTGATTTGCGAATCATCGTGGTATTATTTTGAAATGTTTTCTGCTGTATATTATAATGCACATATGTGGAAGGACGTACCTATTGATAAAAAAGAAGAGCTTGGTTTACCTATATACGATACTGGAATCGATTGTGCTACAGAGGAAGTGGCTATTCAATGTAAATTTAGAGAAAAATGCAAGAGAATATCTTGGGACGAGATAGCTAAATTTTTAGCAAGTTCAAAATTGGGAAATTCTCCATACAAAAGGAGTATTTTAGTTATAAACGATTCCAATATAGCAGTTTCTGGAATTCGTAAGGATATGTATGATACGAAAATATTAAATGACAAAGATTACGAAAATATTACAGATGAATTAAAAAGTTTTGTTTATGAAATAGATGAAAAATATACAAACTTGAGATATTATCAAAAAGATGCATTAAAGGTAATAGCAAAAGGAAAAGGAGATATTATTATAAAAATGGCATGTGGAACTGGAAAAACTTTGGTTATGTTCCATTACATACATAAATATTTTGAAATGTATAAAGACAAAAAAGTATGTATTTTTGTTCCATCTTTATTACTCATGAGGCAAACGGAAGAATGGGCAAAGATATACGGGATAGTAGATTATTGTTTGGTAGGATCCAATTATAATCGTAAAATAAAATATGACAAAAAATTATATATATGTGTATATAATTCAGTTTCATATATTGAAAACATTGTTTTTGATAGAGTATTTATAGATGAAGCTCATCACATTATTAAACCAGACATATATTATGACAACGAAATAAATGTTAATATACCAATCTCTAAAAAAATAAACGAAATTACTTCAAAAAAGAAGATATATATGAGCGCTACAATAGATGGGTACGATTACGAATATTCAATGAGAAAGGCTATATATGATAAATGTATATGTGATTACGATATAACAGTATGTAAATACGAAAAATTTTTTTCGTTTAAAAATATAGCACAATTTATAAAAGAACATCCCAATTTTAATTATGTTTTGGCATATGTTAATACAATTGAAAATGCTGAAAAATTATCATGCGAATTAAATAAGTTATGTATTATGACTTCTTTTTTTTCTTCAAAAACCCCATTAAAGATAAGAGAAGATATAATAAAAAAATTTGAGTCTGGACATTATCGTGTTATTGTAACAGTTAATACTCTGGGTGAAGGCATTAATATTAAAAATGCATCTACTTGTTTATTCGCAGAGCCTAGATACAGCATTATAAATGTAATTCAGTGTGTTGGTAGAATACAACGTCTTTCCGAAATAAAAAACAACTTGGTACATATAATACTTCCCGTATACGATGACTCTTTTTTGACTAAGTTTTTAAGGATTATGTCAACAAATGATCATAAAATAGTATCAAGTATAAAAGGATCATTTGGAAGAATCAATGTATTGAATATGGATAATATCCATTGTGGGGTATTGAGTGAAATAAATTTATATGATAGTTACGGAACATGTATTTTCAGTAATTGGGATATTAATTTGTCGAAATTAAAGGATTATGTCGGGAAATGTGGTTCTTTGCCGTCGCAAAGAAATAAAAATATAGAATTGAGTAGATTGAGTTCATGGTTTTCGGTACAAAAAAGTAATTATTATAATAATATTGGCACAATGAAAAACAATGAAGAAAGGAAACGAAAAATGAAGGAATTTATTGAAAAAAATAGGGATTTGTTGATTAGTAGTGACGAAAAATGGAAAAAAACATTAACAAAAGTTGCTTCATATATTGATAATAACGAAAAATTACCATCGAAGCATGATAATAATAAAAGTACGCAATTGCTTGGATATTGGGTTTGTTTACAAAAAAATAAATATAAAAATAGATTGCTAACAAACGAAAAAAAAATATTATGGAAGGAAATGTCCAAAAAATACGATGTTTTAGTTGAATCAAATGTTACACTGTGGAAAAGCAATTTAAATAATACGATAAAATATATTAATGAATACAAAAAAAGACCATCTGTTGCAGATAAAAATATAGAAATAAAAAAATTAGGAGGATGGATAAACAAACAAAAAAATAATTACATGAATGATAAAGCTATAATGAGAGATAGCAATATAAGAAAAGAGTGGGAAAAATTTGTTGAAAAATATAAAAATTTATTTACACCTTTGAAAGTTTCAAATGCAACAAAATTTAATATGTATTTGTAAATATATATTAAATGCCACAGCATTCATTAGATTATAAATTAACAGCAATCAAGTATTATAATAAAGTTAAATCACTTAGAAAAACATGTGAAATATTTGAATGCAATCACAGCACTCTTAGTAGATGGGTTAAAAAATATAAAAATAATGATTTACAAAAAAGTCAATCTAATCGAAAGTCTTATAAAGTCAGAAAAATACATGTTAAACATGCTCTTCAACTTATTAAAAACAATAAATTAATAACTCTAAACGAACTAAACAATAAATTAAAAACGAAATTTGACGATTATAATATTACTCTTCAATGGTTAGGTCAAGTTCTAAAATATAATAATATTACGAGAAAAAGAACTAGGGTTAAACATTTTCCAGAAAAGCGTTTTGGTAAGAAAATATATAAAAAAGAAGAAGTAGAAAAACTGTTCAAGAAAATAAAAAAGTATAAAATGAGTGATGTGATTAGCATAGATGAAACTTCCATTAAACCAGGAATGATGAAAGAATATTGTAGAGAAGAAAAAGGAAAAAGATGTTATGTTCGGACTACTGATAATGTAGTTTTTCAAAAATTCACAGTTATTTTCGCAATAAGTTCGTCGAAAACTATCAGTTATGAATTGTATAATAAAGGTGGTATTAACTCGGAACGATTCTTGAAATTTATAAAAAATAATATACTAGATAAATATAAAAATAAACTTCTTTTATTCGATAATGCTGGAGCACATCACTCTAAAAAAGTATTAGACGAGATTAAGAAAAGTGGTAATGATTATGTTTTTAATGTTCCGTACCATCCAGAATCAAACCCAGTCGAGAATTTCTTCAATCAAGTAAAACATTATATGAAATTAGACAAACCAATGTCATTTATAGCACTAAAAACAAGTCTAAAGAATGCAATTAAAAAAGTAAAGAAGCAAAATTATAAAAACTACTTTACTTA